CAGGCGAATTTGAACGTTTAAAAGAGTTTGGAGTTAAAGCATCGGCCCAGGGCGACGTTGTACAATTTACATTTAAAGGAATAACAACCGAGGTTGCCAAATCTGACAAGGCGATACAAGAATATTTATTAAGCCTTGGGAACTTGGAAGGTGTTTCAGGATCAATGGAGGCTATTGCGGCAACTACTGGCGGTGCCATTTCAAACTTAGAAGACAATATTACCCAGCTATTTAAAAATATTGGCGACTCTTCCAGCGGCTTTATTAACTGGTTTGTTAAAGACCTTAACAATGTGATTTCGTCGCTTAGAAATATGGGCGAAATTATTGAGTTAATGAATCCTTTTAAAACGCTTGCCGAAGATTCAGACGATGCGCGGGAATATATTTTAAGGGTTAACGATTCGACCAACGATTTAACCAGGACAGTTAAGGACGTTGCTACCGAATTCGATTCTTTAAGTTTGTCAACCTTAGAAGCTGGAACCTCTCAAACCAAATTTTTAAACGAAATGATTCGTTTGGGTCATAGCGTCGAGGATTCAAAAGCATTATTCCAAACCTATGTAAAGCTTAGAAAAGAGCAAGCTGGATCGGAGCAATTACTAGCAACGGCAACGGCAACCGCAACGCAAGAAACTAAAATCAACACGGCGGAAGTAGAAAAGCAAGCGGCTGCAAGACAAAAGGCCCACGAGCAAAGAATAAAGCAACTACGCAAAGAATCGGAAGAGTTTTTAAAGAATCAAAACGCAACACTTGAAAAGGTGGGCCAAAGGGATGCTTTTGGCGGACAACCAACCGACCAAACAAAACAAATGAGTCCTGAGCGTTTAACAATGATTCAAAACGCATCGGCAAGCATTTTGGCAATGAATAAACAAATTGCTTTAACAATGCCAGGTATTATTATTCCTGAGGATGCGGTTGCAAGATTACAAGCTTACAACACGGCACAAACTCAATTAGCTACGGAAACTGCTTTGGTCGCTAAAAACATGGGTGCCGCCTTGTTTGTTGGCGATATGTTTGGCCAGGTATTGTCAGGATTGGCAGAGACTGGAAAAGTTTCCTTTCAAGGTATTTTTGATGCATTAAAACAAATGGTTATAAGATTTGCCGCAGCAATTGCAGCCGCATTTACTTTAAATATTTTAACTGGCGGTTTGGTAATGCAAGCTGGAGGCGGAGGTAAAGGTTTAGGAGCTTTAATAAAAGGCGGAAAGTCTTTTGGTATTGGCGGCCTTACTCCTTTTGCAAATGGTGGAATTGTCAGCGGTCCAACGGCTGCGCTTGTTGGCGAGTATTCAGGTGCCAAAACAAATCCTGAGGTAATCGCACCTTTGAGCAAATTGCAAAACATGATGGGCGGAAATGTTACCTTTACGATTAGCGGCGACTCTTTAGTTGGCACGTTGAACAGAGCAAATAAAACAAGAGCAAGAAAATTTTAAACAATGGCATACGGTCTAAAATATACAATACCATTTAAAGACGTCGACAACTACACAAACCTAGTTGAAATTTACCAGGACGGTTTTGTTGGCGCCTCCACGGAATTAATTGCAACTGAGCAACCAGCAACGCACAAATACGAGCGCGAAGACAACGAGGACATTACAACGCCGATAATGTCCACGACGTTTACCATTTCTTTTTATTCAACTGACACGACAGATTTTCGGAATTTTTTTAGTTATTCCGACCGCGAGTTTTTAGTTGTGCATAAATTCGAGGGCAATGTTGTCTTTAAGGGCTACTTGCTAAACGACATTACTGGCGAGCCATTCCAAGACCCGCCTTACCCAGTTGTCGTAACGGCAACGGATGGATTGGCGCAACTTAAAGAAGTGGATTTAGTTGGTCCAAGTGTAGACACCGAACTTGGAAGCCTAATTTTTGAGACGTTAAACCGCTTGGATTTAGAGCTAGATATTGAGGTTTGTAATGATTTATACGAGGGCCTTGTAATGGATAATACAAAGTCAATATTTGACCAGGTAGCTGGCGAGCAATTACTTGTCCAAGACTTTACTTTTGACGAATTATCAATAAACGCTTACGATTTCTTGCTTGAAATTTGTCGCTCTTTTGGCTGGATTTTGCTACAAAAAAATGGGCGTTGGTTAATTCAGCGACCAATTGCTAGAAACATTGAGGGGACTATGATTTATGTACATAGCTACGTCGATGGATCAGTAATTGAAAGTTTCCCAAATAACATAAGCACGGCAATTACTCAATGGACAAATTTGACGGTTGATTATAGTTACAAAACAATTGCTTACGGAAACGGCATTTTTGTTGCAAGCTTTTCAGCATTTAGGGCCTATTCTTTTGACGGTATAAATTGGGAGGAATCAATACCTGGCGGAGGCTGGCAAGTTGATTCCATAACTTTTGGAAATGGTTTATTTGTCGGCGTTGGCTTTGCAAGTGTTGGCTCTCCTGGAGTGCCTACGGCCTATGTATTTACGTCAACAAATGGAATAAGTTGGACAAGTAGAACTCCAGCGGCTAATTTATGGTGGCAAGGCGTTGTTTATGGCAATGGTTTATTTGTTGCGGTTGCTAGAACTGGGACGGGTAACCGAGTTATGACTTCACCTAACGGAATAACTTGGACAAGTAGATCAACGCCAATGAATGCCGATTTTACTAGCGTGGCATACGGAAACGGTGTTTTTGTTGCGGTTAGTCTTGGCGGCGCTGGAGTTACTGGCGGAAATGTTATGACCTCAGCCGATGGAATTACTTGGACACAAAGAAATTTAGCTTGGACCGCTGAAACTGTATTTTTTGCTAACGGAAAATTTACAACTGGTTATCGTTATTCAAGTGACGGAATTACTTGGAACTTAGCAAATATAAATTTTAACGCGGTTGGTATAACTTATGGAAACGGCTACTTTGTTGGACTAACTGAATCGGGAGCTAATCGAATTTATTATTCAACTGACGCCATTACTTGGACCGCAACGGCGTCACCTAGTTTAAATACTTACAGAGACATAACGTTCGGCGAGAATACTTTTGTAGGGGTTGCAGATACTGGAGCCAATACGATTATGTTTAACTATTTTGAAAGTTTGCAAAGCGAAATAATTGGCGACCAAGACACGGCCAACACAACTTGGATTCCAGTTGGCGGCGACCAGCTTTTGCAATACCAGCGACCAATTAAAAAGCTAACCGTTAAACAAGGTGGCTTGGGTCAATCAATAATCACAAATGGAGAAAGCTTAAACGAATCTAGCTGGTTTCAAGAGGGGCCATATAAGCTATACGATTGGACAATTACTCCCGATCCCGACTCCCCAATTATACAAATTTTCCCAAATAATATTCCGTCGCAAACTGGTTACGACGATGAGCAAGGGGTTTCCTGGGACATTCGATTTATGGCCAATGGCGACGAAACCGACCAGCCGATTATATCAAAGCCAATTTTCTTAGACTTTGCTGGATTAAGTTTGGATTTAGAGGTTGATATTAATTATGCAACGTCATCTAGCGGATTAGGCATTGCTTTAAAGCACGTTGATAGCGGCGGAACTACTAGATATTTAGGCACGGCCATTGTTGGCTCCTTAAATATTTTGGCCTGGTCTGAAACTTACAACACTTTTGTTTTTTATTCGACAAGAAACGACGATACAAGAAAGTTTAAACTTTCGTCTTTTGTTTTGCCAACGGCTGGGTTTTTGTCTCTTGAGCTTAAATATTTTGGAATTGCTGGCAGCTCGGTTGTAACTGCGGCAAAGATAATTCCAACCTTTGAAGGCAAGCGCAACCCAAGCGAAGTAACAAAGATTTACGAGACGGCCCGAGCTTATACCAGCTTGCGAGACGATACTTTAAGATTTAGCGATCTAGCAATTACGGCATCCAAAAACTGGCTTAAAGTTGGCGATTTGCCAGCCATTGTATTTGTCGAAAAGTCTTTGGCTGCAACTCCTGGTATTATCCAAGTGCCAAGCGGTGCGGTTACGCAAGTAAACAGATTGACTGACACTTTGGGAGCCAATACGCTTAACTTTAGCGGCGGTACGGTTACTGGAACTTATCAGCGTCAATTTGTTGCTGCCAGCGGTTTTACTATTGACTCAACCTTTGTTTTAATTAGCAGTTTAAGCGGTAATCCGCCGCCTCCTGGCGCTCAATTAAATGCGGTTGTAACGACTATTTCAAGTCAGCAAAGAAATTTAACGGTTACCTTTAACGGTTACGATTATACAGGCGAGGCAAACATACAAATACAAGTCTTTTTGAAAGATGGGAACGGCAATAATTACCAAACCTCAACTTTCCTTTTGCAAGTAAACGCCAACGGGACAATTACCTACACGCAAACAAATATAACCTTTGAAAACCAAGCTTTGCTAGGCGGCTATTCGCCACGTTTGCGCGATTGTTACGCTCGTAATGTGTTGACTATATACAACGCTCTAAGTTATCGCCTAGAAGGTTCATTTAGACGCAAGGGCGACACGTTTGGAAATGGTTATATAGGTACTCAATTAGTATATACTGGTTTTTCAACCGTACGTTTGCAAGTAATTGGCTGGGAGTATGACTTGGCAAGTCGCGTGGCAAGAATTACCTTTGGACAAGTACCGACGGCGTACGTTTACCCAATAAATTAATATGGCAAATAGACGGTTTATAGATTTCCCAATTGCGGCAAGTGTTGGCAACAACGACATTGTTTTAATTTGGCAAGACGGTTTAAACAAACAGACCACGAAGGCAACGCTTTTGCAAGGATCACCGCAAAGCCTGGCGGGTTTAACCGACGTTGATATTGCAGGCCTAATTAATGGTCAAATTTTGCAATACAATTCCACAACTAGCAAATGGGAGAACGTAGATAGGACCGACATAAATTTAAGCCAGCTGGGAGACGTTACAATTGTGGCGCCAGCAAATGGCCAGGTATTGGTTTACAATTCATCAACTGGCAAATGGGAAAACTCTAGCGCTGGTTATGTGCCTTATACTGGAGCCGTTACAACGGTTAACTTGGGCGCCCAATCAATTTTGGCTGGCTCTTTTGTAAAGGCTGGCGGAACGGCCGCGCAATTCTTAAAAGCTAACGGCTCGGTCGATTCAACGGCCTACGGGACTGGTACCGTCACCTCTGTTGCGTTAACTATGCCAACGGCGTTTAGCGTTGCTGGCAGTCCAATTACAACAACTGGAACTTTGGCCGTTACTGGCGCTGGCACGGTTGGGCAATACATTCGAGGCGATGGATCGTTGGCGGATTTTCCAGCAACTACGGGCGGAGGGTCCTCGGTTAGCTACTATTTAAACGGATCAGTAAGCCAGGGGACAATCGGCGGAGTTGCTTATAAAGAGTTGAACAGAACGCCAATTTTTGGCGCTGGAACTGACATAAGCATAAACGCTAACGGATATATTGCTTCGTTTATTACGGACGCTTTAGACCCTAATAAATTACTTATTCCAGCTGGTAATTGGAATTTTGAAACTTACTTTTCGGCTAATTCAAATGGAGGCTCGCCGTCATTTTATATCGAGCTTTACAAGTACAATGGCACGACCTTTACTTTACTTGCAACAAGTAGCGCGGCTCCTGAGTTAATAGCTTTTGGCACAAGCTTAAATCCATATTATAGCACGTTAGCAGTTCCCGAAACAGTCCTAGCTTTAACGGATAGATTGGCGGTAAGATTTTACGTTACGCATTCAGGACGGACAATTACGCTGCATACTGAAAACGGTCACCTTTGCCAAGTTATTACGACGTTTACAACTGGTTTGACTGCATTAAATGGTTTAACGCCTCAAGTTCAATTCTTTGCGGTTGGGACTAGCGGAACAGACTTTGCAATTTCCAGCGCAAGCGATACTCATACCTTTAACCTACCAACGGCAAGCGGTACAAATCGCGGCGCTTTAAGTTCGGCCGACTGGACGACGTTTAATAACAAAGAAAACGCCATAACGGCTGGCACGACCGCGCAATACTTTAGAGGCGATAAGACATTCCAAACGCTTAATACTAGCGTTGTACCTGAGTTAACCAATCTATATTATACCGAGGCTAGGGTAAACGCCAACACAAACGTAGCTGCTAACACGGCCGCAAGGCATAACGCGGTAACTCTTGGAACGGCTAACGGACTAAGTTTATCAACCCAAGTTTTATCCCTTGGATTGGCAAGCGCTGGCGTTACTGGAGCGCTAAGCGGAACGGATTGGACAACCTTTAACGGCAAACAAAACGCTTTGACTAATCCAGTAACTGGAACAGGAACTACTAACTATTTAGCCAAGTTTACAGGAACCAGCACGATTGGAAATAGTAATTTAATTAACGATTCTATCGGAAACCTTGGTTTAGGAGTTACACCAAGTGCTTGGACTTTATTTAGCGGAGTTTTAGAATTAAACGGGGGACCAGCTATTGGAGGATTTGCTAATTTGACATACTTTTTACAAAATGCAAACTTTGATAGTGGCTTTAAATATAAAACTACAAATTCAGCTGGCAGGTATGAATTAGGAGGTCAACATTCTTGGTGGATTGCCCCAAGCGGAACGGCTGGCAATGCTATTACTTTTACCCAAGCTATGACGCTAACCAGCGGCGGCAACCTACTTGTTGGCACGACAACTGACGGGGGTGCAAGGTTTCAGGTGAGTGGAAATGCTACTATTAATGGAGATTTAGGTCTTGGTGTTACTACACCTTTATCAGGAGGTGGAGCCGCTAAATGGTTAACACTTGAGGGAAGTTCAACCTATTCAGGAGGCACAATATATTCTGTTTCAAGTTCTGCTAAATTTTATCACTATTTAGATAACGATGGATTATTTGCACATCAAGGTCAATCAAGTGTCGGTCAAAAATTTATAACAAACAACTCCGAACGAATGCGCATCACCTCAGGAGGCAACCTACAATTAACTGGAGACCCGTTTGTTTATTCAAATACAACCGCTGGAGGTACTGTAATTCACGCTGGATTAAGATTTAATTCAACTAATAAAAGTATTAGATTTTTTACCAATGATGTAACGGCGGTTGATATAACAAGCGGTCAAAATATGCTCATTGGAAATCCTGCCTCTGACAACGGAACAAGGTTGCAAGTAAACGGTAGCGCTACTATTATTGGCAATACTTATACAGAGGGTTTATATATAGCAACGGGGCAAATAACACAAGGCGCAAGCGCTACAAATACATTTTATTCCTTTAGTAATACCTCTATAAATAGAGTTTTTTTAATTACTTTAAGGCAATCTGGAGGCGTAGCAAATAACGTTATAGCAATGGCATACACTTTTGGAGCAAATGCAAACGCATATAATATTATTCAGGATAACACAAACCCAGTATTGTTTTTAACTATTTCAAATAGTGGTTTAAATTTAACATTAACAACAGGCGCTGGATATGGTATCACAACTTGGGATTGGACAGTTACACAAATTAGATAAAATAAAATGAAAAAAATTGAATCAGTAACCGCGTGGAAAAACGGCGAGCAATTAGAGGCTAATTTGCTAAACGCCTACATTATTAACGACAACCTTGCAACGGCTTGCTCGTTTTACTATTCGCTAAACACAAGCGGAGACGGAACGGAGGCAATGCCATTGGTCTTGGGTCAAGTAGTAGCCGAGGGAAACCTAACAATGAGCGGCGAGGATTATTTGGCTTGGGGCGGCTCAAATGATATTGCCTTTGCTTACATTGCAGAAAAATTAAACTTAACACTTATTAAAACTGTATGAATGTAAACCTAGCAATTGCCTTAACAGACATTGAGGGCAACAAAATCAAGAATGAAAACGGCGAGGACGTGTCTTTGTCAAAAATGGTTGGCAACGCCTTATTTGCGGCCGAAGAGAAAGAGGACCCGATTAGACTTTACGAGCTGGCTAAAAAAATTTACTATTCTAAAGGCGAAATGGAAATAAGCAAAAGCGACGCCGATTTAATCAAAGACAAAGTCAAAGCCAAAGGGTTTACGGTACTTGTTTTAGGGCCGCTTTACGAGGCTTTAAAAGAAAAGTAAGGATAATACAAGGGCTAAATTTTAGCCCTTTTTTTATTGCTTTAAAATGCCTTATTTTTGGTAAACGAAAAGGGATAAAAAATGAATTTATTGAAAAGCGATGAGTTGGGAGTACCGTCTACTTTCCTAGCAATCTTTGCAAATGTCACGGGAATGGCTGGTCTTCAGATGGTCAACGTGGTTTTTACCTCGGTAATTTCGGTTTTATCCATTGTTTATTTGGTTTATAAAATAATCAACGAAAGCAAAAAGCTTAAAAGTAATGGCAAAGGCTAAAGCTGCGGCAAGCTCAATAAAGGTAACCTTTGGGACGCGGCGAAACGGCAAAGCCAAAAAAGCCTATTCAAAAAGAATTAACAAACCAAAAAAATACAGAGGCCAAGGACGATGAGAAAGTTTTTTACATGGGCAAAAGGATTTTTATCCGAGCATGGGCAAGCATCGAGCAAAAGGCTTGTTGGTGTCCTTACTGCTATTGCTCTTTGTTGGACTTTGTATTTTAATCCTAACGACGCT